CTAACAGCAAGTTTTTCGTAGATGTGGTCGCAGTGATGTTCTACCGTGCGGATGGATATAGCCAATTGCCGAGCAATCAGCTTGTCGGGCTTACCCTCGCAGATCAGCGCTAAAACCTCGGTTTCTTTCGGCGTCAATGCGCCGGGCTCGATGATTTTGGCTTGAATCTGGTTCATGGGTAGTTGCTCCGATTGTGATTTATAGTTTTGAGTCGATAATTAGCAGCAGCCTTGAACAGCGCCTGAGCAAGTCATAAAAATCATAAATTTTGTTGCTCTGTAAAAATGTCAGGCCTTAAAAAGCTTTTGCTTATTCGTCCATTTGTTAAACGATCAATCTCTATTGATTTTTCAGGGGAAAACTTGCGCTGACCATTCTTTATCATTGTCAAATAACTGGGAGTAACCCCAATTGCATCAGCAGCAGCTTTACGGCCCCCAAAAAAAGCGATTAATTTTTCCATGCCATAAAATAACAGTTTGTTACTTAACATGCAATGATTTTAGAAACTGATTGTTACTTGAGTTTAGATCATGCTACTTGCATGACTGAAAAAGAAGATCGCTTAATTGATTTTTCGCAGCGATTCCGAAGATTATTAAATGAAGAAGGACGCGCACATCACAGACGGGAAGACATCGGAAAACAGCTAGGCGTAAAAGGGCCAGCAGTAACATACTGGTGGAACGGCGATAGATTGCCGACAATGCAGCAGGCTATAGCAATATCAATGGAGTTTAATTGCTGTGTTGAATGGCTGCTAACGGGACGCGGCCCAATGAGGCCTCAGCCAATAAGCAATGATTGCCTAGATATCTCATTACTGCCTGACGAAGAAAAGGCTATTTTTAAAGCGCACATTGACACGCGCTATCAACAAATCATTGCAGAAAAAAGCCCTGGTTACATAGTCAAACGAAATTCCGCTTAACTTTTTATACAAAAATTATGGAAAATCAAGAAAAAATTAATAAAAGGATTTCACTTACAAAATCACAACTAACCACAGATGAAGGCCAAAAGCTTTTAAACTTGTGCGTAGAAATCACAAACGACGGCGAAATATCACAGGAAGAGCTGTCAAATCTCACGCAGCTTATTTCTGAGCACACGCTTTCTGAATTACCTGCTTTTAATTATTTATTAGAAGCAATACAACGCTCAAAATCTGATAAAGAACTATATAAAGCCATTGAATCAGTCTTGCCAGTTAATGACAGGAAGGCAGCTAGAAAAAATAGAACAGACAAAGAGCATGCAACAAAAACATTAGCATTGGAAGAAAGGAAAGCTAAAAAAGCATTAGAAAAACATCAGGCTAAACTTGACGCGCCAATCATGACGTTTGATTTCATGACGGCCGGAACAAAATTTGAGAACAGAGCTCCTATTATTGACCGTTATCTTGATGAAGATGACACGGTTTATTTTGAAAGAGACCTAAATAATAAATTTAGCAAAAACGCAGTGAAAATGATTACAAAAAATCATATTCAATTTGGTTTTGTTCCTGAGTTTGAGGCTGAAGAAATAGCCAATCTTCTTGATCAAGGTTATGACTATGAATGCTATGTTAAAAAAATAATTGGATACAACTACCCAATACCAGTTATTAAAGGACACTTTTTCAGAAAAAAAATTAACCACGCGCCAATAGAAATAAAAACTCAAAAATTAACATTCACCATTCCAATGTTCGTTTTTATTGTGATTGTTATGGCCTATTACTTATTTACTTATATTGCCTGACTTTTTTTCTTGCTCACCAAAACCGCTTCGGCGGTTTTTTTATGCCTGCACAAATAACAAATTGTTATTGACCTCAAAGTAACAACTTGTTATATTCTTTACCAACAGCACAGCGTGCCTGTTGGTAGTTCTCCCAAAGCCTGACCGGGCTTAGTTAGCCGGTCTTTTTTGGGGTTGAGTTTTGAAGAATTGGTGAATGCGTAGGCGATACGCATAGATTTACTAGCAGCGTACGAAAATTTATGCGCACGTAGTGATAACCGCTGCATGCCGGGATCGCATCCGGCCACCAATCCTTGAAAGCTAAAAAGACATCCTGAATAACCCTGCTAGGTAGTGATATTAGCCCTCACACACCACTAGCAACACCCTGGCGGGGTTATTCAAGATGTTTTGGCCGACGTCCTCGGGAGTCGTAAAACGGCCCGAGTAGTGCTACTAGAAAAATCTGGGGTCTGGAAAAACCGGGTTGCCAAAACATCTAACCCAGCCACCGACGCGGGCTATTTTTCTTAAATGGTTTAATCCGCCCGCGTGGGGGTGGCACTTTTTTATAACTGGAGTGTGATCTATGCGAACCATCAGACAAGCCATACCGCTAGATGAAATATTGGCAAACATGAAAAACGACGCGGCCAGTTGCTGCAAAACCAAATACAGCCGCAAATCCACTTTTATCACAGAAAGCGAAGCCGACGCCCGCGCCATCATCGGCGTATCCATAGCCAGCCTTATTGCGATACTGGCTATCTGCTCAACACTTTGGGTTATCTGGCACAGCATAGACACCGCCCAGGCCCAACCGGTGCCCATCTGCGCACAATCCGACATGACACCCGCGCAACTCAAAGCGCTCAACGTCATCAAACCCCATGCTGAAAAAATCCAGGCCCGCCGTCATGATCATTAATCAAACATGGGCACCAGAAAACCAACTGGCAGCGATTGATAACGCCATCCGTTACCTGCAAGACGCCCGCAAAGCCGAACTGGATAAAGTCTTTGGTAGGCTACCGCCGCAACGGCTTGAGCAAAAAACCAAAATGATTGCAGAAGACGTACAAACCGCGGTCAACCTGCTGCAAAAGATACTCACAGCCCAGCGACCGCCGGGCTAGCGCTCCCTCCAGGCGCACCGCCCAGGCTCACGGTGGCGGCAATAACAGAGCCAGCGGCCCGGCACCTCACCATAAGCAGCCCGGTGAAACCGCCGTTAGTCGCACGATACGCGGCAAACTTTAAATTAACAGGAGACCCCCATGAAAAGACCCGACCTATTCACCCACACTATTAACCAGCTGCGCTACGGACAAACCGCAGAAGAACTCAGCGAACACGTCGCAGACTGCGTCAACGCCGCCCGCGACACCATGAAAGTCGCAGAGTTGACTATCAAACTGAAATTTAAGCCGGAAGCCAACGGTGCGCAGATTTTTATTTCAGACGACATCAAGGCCAAGGTGCCCAAATTCCAGCGCGAAGCCACCATCCTATTCCCCACTGAGGAAGGCAACTTACAGCGCGAAGACCCGCGACAAACCACCATACCATGCATTCGCAGTGTCAGCGAGGAACGCCCGACCGAATTTAAAACCGCCGTCAATCAGTAATTGGCATTCTTTAACAACAACCGAGACCAAACCATGTCAGAAACTAACAACAACATTCAGGCCGCCATTGATGCAGGTCGAGCGCTGGCTACTAAACCCTTCGAGATCAACGGCACACCGTTTCTTGTGATCCCTGAACACCACAAATTGCATGAGCTCAATGGATTACGCGAACATCCATCACGCATCCAGCAAACCGTCAAACACACCACCGCCGCCAGCTTTATCGATTACTGCAAACAGTTTGCGCGGGATACATCGGTCATCATGATCGACGATGTCAACAATTGTTTTACAGCCATTTTCGATTACCACGGCCCGGACGCCGCCGAATGGGGCGACCATAAAGCCGTGTTTAGTTTAAAACCCACCGTGGAATGGAACAACTGGAAAGCCTCTGACAGCAAGGCCATGAACCAATCCGAATTCGGTAAATTTATCGAAACCAACCTAGAAGAAATCATCGAGCCAACCGGCGCCGAAATGCTGGAAATTGCCCTGTCCATCCAGGCTAAAACCGAAGTGAAATTCAGCCAGGCGCAGCGACTGGACAACGGCCAGATGCAACTGACCTACCACGAAGAAGTTAACGGCAGCGCCGGTACAAAAGGTCAATTGAAAATACCGCAAACATTCAAGATCGGCTTGCGACTGTATGAAGGCGGCGCACCTTATCAGATCGAAGCGCGGCTGCGTTATCGCATCAAAGAGGGCAATCTGGCGCTGTGGTATGAACTGATCAGACCGCACAAAACCGTACAGGCCAACCTGACAGAGACTGAGGAACTGATCAAAACCAGCGTTGGCAGTAGCGTTGCCATTTATCACAGCACCCTGTCATAACCCACCCTGGGCAGTGAGCTACCTATAGGCTCACTGCCCAGGCTCACGGCGGCGGCATTTATCAAAAAATGGACGGTTTAAATGACAGCACAAAAACCAAAACTACTGACATCGGTTGAAATCTGCGAATTATACAAAATGCCTTACACGTCTTTTATGCGGGCATGGAAACAGATCCCCGACTTTCCGCGACCTATTCCCGGCCTGCACAGACTAAAACCAAAATGGGATAAAGATGATGTTGTCGCTTGGTTAAAAAATTTGCCTGCAGACACCAAGCCGATCACGATTTTTAGACAGGCCCGCTGCAAAATGGAAAGGCCTGCGTTGCACACGCCAAGGCCCGCATCAGAACCGGCTTACATAGACCCGACAAGAAAGCTATCACTTGATTTTTTACGCGGCAACTTTGCTACCCAGCAACAACAAGACAGCTACAACCAAAAACGCGCCCACGCTCGTCGCGTGAAACCTAAAACAACAGTTGTAACGGTAGCATCGCAATGGTAGTAAACGAACAACACATTAATACCGGTGATTACATCATCACGTATTACAACAAATACGGCTCTCGGCTGCGCGACCTGACCGAGTCAGCACCCTGTTTGCAACAAGCCCGAGATACCGCAAACCGTCGGCTATTTGATCCAGACGACATCAGCAAACAAGACAGCCACCATCTGCCCACCGCGTTTACGATAGACAGGCGCATAGACAATTCGGAGCAAAAAAAATGATACCTGCATCCCATGCTGAAATGCTGCAAATATTGCGCGACAACCCGCAAGGCTTAAAAACCCGCGACATATTAAAAAAAGCGGATGAGATTAAAAACAGTCTGATTGCCGACCTAAGAAACGCCAGCGCGATGGTTTACACCCTGCGGGCAAGTAAATATGCCACCAGCTCAGTCAGTGGCGGTCAAAACATCCACCAGATCACTAAAAAAGGCATTGAAGCACTGGAGGCATTTTATGCGGATCAACAGGCATCTACCGTTCAACCGGAGACCGAAAGCAATCCCGCGCCACAATTGGCATTGGATAGTGGGCAGGAGTCCGATATCGAAACCGATGAAAACTTGGCAGCGTCAAGTATGGACGCCCGCATGGATATGGATACTCAACCGCAGCCGCTGGAACAATCAGAAACCCTGGAAACTGCGCAGGATCAGCCTCTTCAAAGTGATGAAATTCCACAGCCTGCCGTAAGTTACGACCCTTTTAAAGACATCTACAACGGACTGCAAAAAGCCGCTGAAATGGTCGAAAAACTACCCAGGCCAAAGCCCGCTTTTATCGTCAAACAGCCCAAAGAAAAAATCATGATGCTGCGCTACGCAAAAGAGCATTACGCGCTGATCAATACTGATGTCGGCAACCTGTTTGCAGACATGATTAACGATTACCAGCAACTGGAGCAAAGCGCATGAATGACCTAATGATCGACCTGGAAACCCTCAGCACAGCCCCCGACGCGTACATTTTAAGCATTGGCGCGTGTTATTTTGACCTGGAAACCGGGCAAATTGGCGAAAATTTACACGTCAAAACCAGCTTTAATGACACATTAAGCCACACCGGACACATCAGCGCAGCAACGGTAGAATGGTGGCTAAAACAACTAAAACCCACACAAGAAAGCCTATTAAGCGGAAATAGATTTATTCTTGCTAATGTAATATACCAAATCACCAGCTTTATACGTCTATACAAACCAAAAACTATATGGTCAAACGGCGCATCATTTGACCTAGTAATACTGCGCAGCGCTTTTAATAGCAACAATTACAATATCCCCTGGCAATACTGGCAAGAACGCGACACCCGAACAATCGTCGATATCGCCGAACGCTTAACCGGCATCAACGCTAAAAAAACCACCCCATTCAACGGCACCCAACACGACGCCCTAGCCGACGCCATGCACCAGGCGCAATACGTCAGCCATGCCTATCAACTGATCAAAAACTACACATCAACGACACTATGAGCCATCTACTCACCAAACAACAAAAATTTGCCCGTGCCGTCGCCAGCCTGATCATCCACGCCGAGCACCTAGGCACACCCGTAACATTCGGCGATGCCTACCGCGACCCCCGCGCACATGGTGCCATGGGTGTAAAAGGCGGCTACGGCTCAGCCAATAGTTGCCACAAATTGCGCTTGGCCGTCGATCTCAACATCGTGCAAAACGGCCAACTAGCCCCGCCCGAAGCTTACGCAAAATTACACGACTATTGGGACGACTTAGGCGGATCAAAACGCATTGAAAACGATATGAATCACTTTAGTTTTGAGCACAACGGATACCGCTAATGCATACCGCACCCCGCAAAGGTATCGACTTTAGAAATGATTTTATAGTTGGCAGCATCAGACCATGCGAATGCGGGCAAGATTACACCGTCAAAGCTCGTAATCAAGAACGATGCCCAGCCTGTGCCAAGAAAAAGAAAAACCTGACATCGCGCTTACATCGACAAAACAAAAAGGCAAAAAAATGACTCGTGAATTATTGAAAGATGTTTTAATGTTATTAAACGAAGTCTGTATTGAAAATGCGCTTGAATGTTTAAATGAGGCGCAGCGCTTATATAGCGAATCATTCAGAAAATACAATATTGATAATGCCGAGCTTGATTTGCAATCTATTAAAAACATGATTGCAAGAATTGAAACCGAACCATCAAAGCCAGAGCCTGAGCCTAAGCCGGTTGCATATTTGTATAAGTGGGATGACGGTGGGGAAATAGGTCTCTTTAAAAATAGACTGCTTGACTTGGCTGATAGATCTGACTGTCTAGAATTTCCGCTTTACACATCACCAACACCCCGCAAGCCGCTTACTGTTGATGAAATAACGGATGACGTATGTAAAAAAATTCTAGGGTGGACTGTGGTTGAACAGCTTGCTATTAAATTTGCACGCGCTGTTGAAAAAGCCCACGGCATCGAATAATGAGTGAATTTCTATCAACCGAAGAAATCACCGAACTGACCGGCAAAAAACGCCCCTCAGCTCAAATCGCCTGGCTGTCATCCAAAGGCTGGATCTACGAAACCAATGCCGCAGGCCGCCCGATCATCAGCCGCGACCACGCCCGCGCCAAACTCGGCGGCTATCAACCTCAGCCGGTTGTCGGCGGACTGCCTAATTTTGCGGCGTTGCAATAAATAATCAGGAAATAATAAATGAAAATACTAAGGGGTCACAGCTCAACACAAAAACAAGCGGATTATCATATTGCTATTTTTAAAAAAATAGGTGAAAAACCAACAAAAAAACAGGCATGGTTTATTGCAAAAAAAACACGAAAACTTAATGCAACAATAACAAGATCAAAAAATAGGAATAAATATCCAGAAAAACCGCATTCATTTTTTGACAAAAAAAAATATCACTACATTAACCTAGGTTATATATATACCGTACTAATCAGGAGAGATATAAGAGACAAATTTTTGTATGAAAAATTCGGCGTACAAAACGGCAGGAAAAAGCAAAAACCAATTGAATTGTAAAATGCCGACGAATTACATCCAATGAAATCCCGCCTACCACCACGCCTAAAAAAACGCACACGCACCGGCAAAAAAGGCCAGGTGTGGACGTATTATTTTTACGCGTCCACGGTCAACGGCAAAACTAAAGAAATACCGCTTGGCTCGGATCTTAATCAAGCCAAGCTGAAATGGGCAGAACTGGAAGGCGGCGAGCCACCCAAGGACATCCGCCTATTCGGCGCTATCCTAGACCGCTACGAAAAAGACATCATCCCCACCAAAGCCCCGCGCACTCAAAAAGACAATCTCAGCTATGCCGCATGGCTGCGCAAAGTATTTGAACAAGTCGCAATCGACGACATTACCCCGCAAATGATCGCCCAATACCGCGACCTACGCGGCAAAAAAGCCCCGATCAGAGCCAACCGCGAAATCTCGCTACTGTCTCACGTCTGGAACATGGCCCGCGAATGGGGCTACACAGCTAAAGAGAATCCGGTTAAAGGTGTACGCAAAAACAAAGAAACGCCACGCGATTTTTACGCGGATGACGCGGTTTGGTTTGCCGTCTATGAATGCGCATGCCAAGAACTACGCGACGCTTTAGACCTGGCCTACCTGACCGGTCAGCGCCCCGCCGATGTGATGAAAATGAAATTTAACGACATTCGCGACGGCGCTTTAGAAATTCGCCAAAACAAAACCCAAAAAAAGCTGCGCATCCTGCTTGCCAGCGATGACAAATTAAACGCTTTAGGCCAGCTGGTCGAACGCATCAAATCCAGGCCGACAAAAATCAAGAGCTTCAGCATCATTCACAACGCGGAAGGCTATCCACTATCACCGGGTATGTTGCGCGGACGCTTCGATAAGGCCCGAAAACAAGCGGCACAATACGCACTCAGCGAAGGCAACGCCCAACTGGCATTAAAAATAAAAGAGTTTCAATTCCGCGATACACGCCCCAAAGCCGCCAGCGAAATCGATTTAGAAGCCGCTAGCAAGCTGCTAGGCCACAGTGACAAGAGCCTAACCGAGCGTGTTTATCGCCGGATCGGTAACACGGTTAAGCCGGTAAAATGACAAAAATCGTTTCCCTGCGAAAAAATTAAAACTAGCTAAAACAGCAAGTTAATCTGCAACAAATTCACAAGCATCGGGAAACGAAAACAATATAAACCGATGAAAAACAACATTTTATAAACTGACTTGAAAACCGTTGAAGGTTTATCCCTTCCTGGGGTTCGAATCCCTAGCTCTCCGCCATTATTTCAACGACTTACGTTAAATAAAACCGGCTCAATAGTCGGTTTTTTTATGCATGAATGGGGAAACGTTTCCCTATGTTGCCAGCAGACACTATAAATCGGTGTTTGATTTTGTTGATGTTTTTTGTTGCTTGTCAGCGGATTTATGGCCTAACTATACGGATAAACCGGCAAAGTAAACCCCGGATCATAAGTCAAAATGTCATCGACATTGGCGCCACTGTCGGCCAACAAGGTTAACAACGCTTGCCTGGCGTCATAAAGTTGAGTATCTAAAAGCCGGTCGCGGGTAAAAATACTGAATAGCGGGTTGTAAATGTCAAACCAGCCTATGCCTACAGTATGCTCGTAACCATCGGCCCCCCAAAATCTAACCCCGCCCATGCTGTCAACCCCTAGCGACTCTGGATTTTTTAGCTTTTCCCGAAATCCGTCAGTTGCATAATACAATGCCAAAGCTGGAGAGTCAGAGCTTATTGATACAACTGGCTCCCTGCTTAAATTTCTGATTTGATCCTGCAGCTCTTTTAATCGTCGATCAAACGCGGCCTGTTTGCTAGCAGCTGAATAAACGTCGATGCTGTATTTTGCATTAACCGCCGACGCACCCGCCCAGTTTGCCGTCAACGTCAGCGACTCGTTGTCGTCTACCGACTCGATTTCGCCCGTGTCAGAGCCGATGCTTAATTGATCGCCCGCTTTTACATACGATAAAAACCGCGTGCCTTTGCCGACCACTTGATCACTGCCCGCTGTGACTGTGACATACCCCGCGCGATAACTAGCCATCAATCCCCCACCGCCATCCAATTGATTGACCCCTGCGCAATGGCGGAAGCCCCTGCTGCTGACCAGGCAAAATCTTTAAACGTGTAATTGTTTTTGCTTGCTGTGCTATTGACGATCATTTGTCTAAGATAGATTGTGATTGATTGTGGATCGACGGTTATTGAACGAATCCCACCCGATGTTGTTGACCCAGTAACCATCCTAATCGACCAATAATCATGGTTGTATGCGGAAGCAGCCAAAATACCGGTATTATAATTTCCGCTGTAGCTATAAACACCAACACTAACCCCGACCTGCTTGCTTACAACAGCAACGCCATCGGCAAACAGCGTTCCCGTGCCTAATCGATTGCTTGATGATATAACCCAATCGGCAACATATTTAACCCCGTAAATCTCCCAACCACTTGGCGGCGTGTAGGCGGGCATATGCGCTGTTTTGTTAATGGTCGTGCTGGTTACATTAGTGCTGATTTCGTTGTTTGTGGTCGGTGATGGGCTTGGCGCATTTTGCTGATAGTTATACTCATTGACAGCCCGCGTATATTTCGTGCCGTTGGTGTTAAACGCTACAAACCGCACCCGGATTTTATACACTGAAGCGGGGATCGCCACCGCCACCGTGGCGGTGATTTGCATACCATGTTCCCCGGCAGCAATGGCCCGGCTGCCCGATCCGCCGCTTAGGTCAAACCAGATAGAGCCGTTAAAACCCTGCACTGTGTAGCTGACCGATCGGTAATAATAGCCATGGGTTGATATGCCGTCGCCTTTTACCGAGCTAAATCCCATCGTGACCGTGGTGCTCACTGTGCCCGCTGGCAATGTAGATTCGGCAGAATCCCACGACTCAACAGCTAAATCCCCAGAATAACTATTGACCTGCTGCATGCCTGCAGCGCTGGCGTAATGTAATTCAGCTACCGCGTCAAACTCCCAAATGCCAGATCCTGCAGGGTATTCATTCAGGTTGTCGCCGCGCACGATCCAGGTTTGGCTACTGCTTGACCAGGTGGCGTCGTAGCTGCGCAGTGATGACGGTGAGACGATGACGCGGGGCTGGGTGTCCCAATAGCCGGGCAGCGTGACGGTTTGCCCGGAGTTTGCAACCCCGTACTCAACACGCCTCAAACTTTTATATTCGAAATATTGGCCATTGCGGTAACGCTGAAACGACAAATTGCCGCCGTTGAATAATGCAAAATCCCGGTTAGCTTGGCTTTCTGCGCCGTTGTAGACAATCATCGACCCATCGCCGCTAATCAACGCGTTGCCGTTACCGATGATAACTTGCTCTGTGGCGGCCATGCGCCCGGTTTTGATTTGGCTGGCTGATATGTCGCCCGTGACATACACATCAGCATCCAACAGCACGGCGGGCGCGTTGTTGTGCATGCCGATTATAAACGGGGTAAACTCCGTGCCCTCCAGGCGCATGCCAAACATGCTAGCCTCAAACACTAGCGCCTGATTTTCGGGATCATTCAGCGCGGTTTGTAGCTTGTCTTTTATTTCTTGCGGGGTGTCGGTTGGCAGGCTGCTGATGGTTTTGGTGTATTCCGCACTGGTTAGCACGTAATCAGTCGGCCCGCCAAAAGCATCATAAGCACCAATGCGCAGATAATACGGGGTGTCTTGTAGCAATCCGCCGATGGTTATGGTTCGGTCTGGCCCAGCATACACCTGTGTTGCTGGGCTTGGCGTGATGCCGGATGCGGTCGACAAAAACAGCACCGCCCCGGCAAAATCGTTATCGGTGGGCGGAAGGTATTGGACAATCAACTCACTCATGCCCGCGTTGACTGTGACCGTGGCAATGGCGGGCGGCTGTGGGTTGCTGGCCGTGAGCGTGGCGGCTTGGCTGTAGCGACCGAAATAATCCCGCGCTTTGACCTCAAACGCCACAGACCGGCGCGGCCCGCCGTCTATCAGGTTTTTTTCGTAGCTGTAGATGTAGCGGTTTTCGGTGACATAATCGCGCCGTAAAACTGTTGAGCCGTTTTTAACCGTGATTTCAAAATCCCTGAACCAGGGTTTTTGTCCGCCCTCGCTGGCTGCGTAGCCTGCCGGATACCCTAAAACGCTGGTAGCATTATCCGCCCATCTGATTTCGACATCACGCCCACTAAACGCACCACTCCCCGCCGGAGTTTGCAAGCTGCTGATAGCCATGGCGGTAATATCAAACATCTCACCGAGCGTATAATTTGCCGTGATCGATGTAGAGACTTTTCCAAAGGTGGTAATGGCCGATAGGGTAAACTCCCACGCGCCAATTGACGGGTTTTCAACGCGGTATGACACGGTATCTAATTCGATATCGCGAATAATCGCCCCGTCTTTTCTAAAGATCAGTTTGTATCCCCGGATAAATCTATCCGTGCTGGCAACCCAGCTTAGATCAATGTACCGTTTGACACCTTCCAGCGCCAAATAAACGCCCTCAATAGCAATTAGCCCGCTAGGCGGAACAACGCTATTATTGATAAACGGATTCGCTGGCAGCTCTGGCAGTTCTGATAGATCGTCAATCGCGTCGTATTTTTCGGGCGCGTAGCGGGTGGCTGAAATGGAGTAAAAGCCGTTTTCGCTGTCCTCGTTTTCGGTAATAGCAATGATGCGATACAGGCGCTCGCTGTCTGCCGGGTTGTAGATGATCCAGGCTAGATCCGGCTCTGGCGCGGCGGGCAGGTCAGGGAACACCGTCACAACATCATAGACGCCTGGCGTTTCGGTGATGTTGCCCTCTATGACATCGCCGTACTCTGAAATAACCGCAATTTTATACCCTGATCCCGGTATAGTCGTCTCAGCATCTAAATACAACGTATTGACCGTTGAGCCTGGTTTTAATCGCCCGCCCAGCCTGACGTTTTGTGTTTTAAGCGGATCGGCAATTCGGCAGATGTTGCCAACTTGCGACCGCAAACCCTCCAGGCCTACGGAAAAATTAACAATCTGATGCTCCAGCCGACCGGTGTATAAAATCCGTTTACCGAGTCTATGCGCTTGAGCACGTGAGGTGCAGCCGATAGCCGCGATTTGCTTTTCTTGGTAGCCGTAGCGGGCTATTCCGTCGCGATCCTCGACGTATTCGGTGGCAATTTTAAAGCCGTCATCAGGGTCGTTCCACTGCACCAGGGCGGCGGTGTAGCGGGTTTGCCTGGCAGCGCCCACGTATTCAAACCGGCCATTGACTACGTTGCCCGGCACATACAATTCGTTAGCCGTTTTTGGTGCGTCCTGGGTGACGTAAATCGCCCGACCATTCCAATAGCTCATTGAATCAAACGCGGACGCCAGGTCTTTTAATAATTGCTTGGCGGCGGCGGATTCCTGGATGTAAATATCCAGTGAATAGCGCGGCTCTTGACCGCCTTTGCCGTCTGGGACTAATTCATCGCAGCGCTTGGCGATTTGAAACAGCGACCATTTGTCTTGATAAGCGGCGTCTACCCTGTCGCCTAAACCATAGCGGGCATTTGTAATCAGGTCGTAAAATATCCAGGCCGGGCAGCGTGTCCAGGCTACCACAAAACTGCCATCCCAATCCGCGCCTGTGTAGGTGCGAGCAACGGGGTTATAGACGCTTGGCGGCGGCACTTTAACCTTGATGCCTTTGAGCCGGTATCCGCGTGATGGGACGTTTTGGAAATGCCGGGCGTCGAATGTCAGCCGGGCGCAAGCCGTATTAGGGTAACGGAGTTTGGTATAGCTCAGTCGGCTGTATGTTTCCCAGCTAAACTCAGAAACCTGATAACTGTTGGGATTGCCTGACACGCGGGTTACGCGCACATCATAGGATGTGCCATTGCCAAACTGTTTGAGATCGATGACGTATTCGCGCTGGTATTCTGACTCGGTTTTGCCGCGTACATGTTGACGCCCGCCCAAGTCAGCAGGCAACCACGCGCCACCGTCTACCCGTACCTCGATCTGTACAGTAACAGTAATTCCCACTCGATCATAAGTCTCTTGATCGGTTTGATACAGCGCAGCAAAGCGTAATACGATCCGCACTGCGTCGGTGGTGGCGTCGGTAATGGTGCGGACGACGGGGGACTCTTTGCGCACCTCCGCATTAACAGAGACAATCGCGGCGGCGGCATCCTCAAAGTCGCTGGGCATGTAGGTTTGTGACTGGGTGCCAGGGCGCCAATCCACAGACAAGCCTTTAAAGTTTTCCACGCCTGCTGTTTTAAGCGGCGTGCCGTCTAGCTCGATGGACTCGTAAGGATCGGCGGTGGCGAATCCCTCAATTTCGCCCTCGGAAAATGCCTCGATGATTTCAACAACCGCCAGAGATCGCAAGGTATCCGGCTGAATAACCGGCGTGCGTGGCGCTGCACCGCCCCCGCCTTTGCTGCCTCCAATAATCGTCATACTTTAACCGCCTCGACGTGGATATCAGCCGACAGCACCATGCTGCCCACCAGCAGCGGCCCGCCGTACAATAGCGGTATGGGGTGGCCTTGGCGCAAGGTGTTGACAACCCCATTCATGAGGTAGCTGGGTTTGTTTTCTGGGTTTTCTTGATCAGCGGCTTTCATGCCGTCGTTGCTGCCGGATATCAGTTGCGCGATAAAAGACACAGCGACCACCACCGCGATATTAATCACAGCGGCGATAATGATGCCTGCCGTCGTTGCTGCATAGGCGGCGCTCCATATAGCGGCCACGATAGCGGCCCCAATTTCCCCGCTAGGCTTAGGCACAACTAACAATATCTCATCCTGCCACGCTCCCAGCGCATTAGCCCGCGTGACTTGCCGGGTGTTATCCGGGTTGGCTTCGTCCAGCAGTATCAGCACATAATCAGCGCTGTCCGCTTTGTCGATAAATCCGGGGCGGTTGGCTTCGATAGCCCGCAGCGCCTCGGCGACGGTGTCGACGTGCAATTGCCATTCGGGCTTAAATTCTTTTAAATCGCCGTACAATCTGATTGTTTTCATACGTAATCTTGATGTCTTAAAAAACACACGGTATTTTTCCGCCAGTAGTCGCCATACAGCTCATAACGGCTTAAATTGTTTTGTGATGGGTGGTGCAGCATGACGTTATCGCCAACATAAATAGCGGCATGATTGGGGCAGCGGCTTTGCAGTTGCATGATAATGACGTCATTTTTTTGCGGCGCGTTGACGTGATAAAAGCCCTGGGCTTTAAAGCCATCCACAAACGCGGCGGCGTTGTCGTCGTCTAGCCACCACTCCCATGCTTTGCGGTCGTTGTCGATCAATTTAATGCCGAGCTCATGCTGATAGTAATCAGCCACCAGGCTCAGGCAATCCAACACGCCATAAACAAACGGCCTACGCTCGTAGGGTGCTGGCAGTTGGTTTTGTGGGGTATATTTTTGCAACTCCCCGCCCGGATAGCTTAGGATTAAATAGGGGATCATGCAGCGCTCAGACGCGGCGATATCGGCGACTGATGGCGTGGCGGGGGCGTTGGGGTGGCTGTGATAAATCGCGGTGATGTGGCCGTCGTGTTGGGTGATCAGCAACGGGTCGATTAAAAATGCCCGGTCTGGCGTATGCGATAGGTTTTCGCAGGGTTTAACGTAGGTGTTGCCGTGAGAGTTGACAATCAAACCGCATGCCTCGTTTGGGTAATCGCGGGCGGCGTGCGCGGTGATGGCGTCTATGATTGGGTCGAGCATGATTAATAGTCCTTATTTTCTGTGACTCACATCAAGTTTATTTTGATTTATGTATTGCATTTATCAATAAATAGCGTATACTTTAATCCAACAAAGCAAATAACCAACCCGGAGAGCAATCATGTTTACAAACAAAATCACTTTTAAAAACGGCGTTTCAGTTTTTTTACCAGCCATGCCTAACGCGCAATCGGCTGAGAATCTGAAAGAAAAAATCCTTAATCAAAAAAATGTCGAGATTGGAATAGAAGGTCAATCTTTAAGAGAAACTATGCAAGCCTTGCAAACTTTGGGCGCTGTAATTACGCATAATTTTTTAGATAGCGGAGACACATACGGAATAATTTCACGTCCAAAAACTTTACTAAGCCGATTTATCGAAGAGTCAAAAAACGCATGATCAACAAAAAAGGCGGCGTCCGGCCAGGGGCTGGGCGCCCAAAGCTGGATGTGACTAAAAAAACCGTGGCCATCCGGCTTTGGCCGGATACGATAGAGCAACTCAAGGCGCGCGGCGGATTATCCGAACAAATTGAAGCGGCGGTTGATCAGTATTTAACTCAACCACAGCGCCAGGATGACTAAAACTGTTTTATTTTTAGCTTGCCATCCCAGTACGGCTTAGGGTCTGCTTGAGCGCCTTGGCTAACCATCACTTCTTTATCGATTTCGATGGTAATAGCCGCCGGTTTACCAAAAGCTTGATTAAAATCGGTCATGAACTGCGCAAGCTCAGGGGCTTTTGTTTGTATTGTTGACCAGGCGGCTTTGCGTTGATTTGCGGCGGCTTGTTTGTCTGTTGCTGAGCGGTCCAGGGATTTTTGAGCCAATGCTTCGATTTTGGCGACAATATCCGTCATCGGTTTGATTTATGCACCATCAAAGTCAAATAATGTCGTTTGAGCGGTAGCCAATTCGAAACGCTTGCAAGCTGCGTCGTAATAATCTTTATCTAACTCCGTGCCGACAAAATCGACGCCGAAATAATGCGCGGCAATGGCGCTGCTACCGCTGCCCAAATGCGTATCCAATATTTTTTGGCCGGGTTTGGCGTAGTTTTCTAGGAGCCATTGATAGAGTTTTATGGGCTTCTGGCAAGGGTGAATCGTTGACTCAATTAATAGAGCAACTCTATTCAATGTAAATACGCGAAGAGGCTTTTTGATTGAGCTGTAAGCCAACTCACCATCAGCTTGATCTAGCCTTTGCCCCTTGTCCCATAAAATCCAACCTGGCGAACTTTTCAAATACTGCGGGTAATAATTAGCCCCCCAAACTATTTGGTCATTAGAAACCCTAAACAACTCTGCAAAATATTCACTGTTTGGCGCACTGCTATCCCAATTACCTTTCTTATAATTTCGTGGCGTTGCCCCAGTTCTTTTCCCGCCCTTGCCCTGTGATTGCTTGCAAATATCAATCCCATACGGCGGATCAACAATAGCCAAATCAAACGCCTTATCCGGCAGACCTTGCATATATTCCATGCAATCCATGTTCAACAGCTCGATCATCCATTACGCCCCAATGAAGGAAACCCACCATAATCCAGTTCGTTATTCGCACCAAAGCGCAATTTGCAATCGCTCAATCTTTTTCCGCATTCGTCCAGGGTTGACGACATGACCGGGTCGCCGTTGCGATCAAACCATTTGTTCGAATCAATCCCGGGCCAGCTGCAGCCCGAGCCGTTGGCGGTGGATTTGTAGCGCCATGGGCAGGCGTTGGCAATCGCCAAGCGGCCCGGTAATTGTTTGTCGATGTAATCCAGCGGGCTGGATAAATCAAAATTAATGAATGTGGAATTTTCGGCGGTTTTTTGCTCTATTTCATAGCTCTCATCGTAAAACTCTGATATATCAGCATCTATAAAACTTTTGTGCGTGCGCCGGCGGGTGAGGGTTGCGCCGACTAGGTCATCATACAAATCCACTTCTCCGGTAATCGCACCGTTGATATTGCTGATTGAGGCTTTTGGGCGGTTTTCTGAGCCGTCGCCTTTACGGACAAAGCCGCTCATCACCACCGGCCACGGGTTGTAGGTTTGACCCAGGTAATTCAGCGGCAGGTTATCCGCGCCTGTGCCCGGATAAAAAAAATAGATTTGCGATACGCCGATGGGGTTTAAATCAAGTATGTATAAATCAACTTTTCCAGTTGGTGCTTGTTTGCGTGTTTCGATAGCCAAAGTCATAATTAAAACACCTGTTTAAAATTGGCTGATACGCTATACAGATCCGCGCCGTGGTGCTGCACGGTGTAACCGTCGGCGGTCATTGCGTAGGTTTTGGCTGTGCTGCTGCCTGGCGGGGTGTAGGTGTAGGGCGTGACAGCCCCCCCGGCATCCAGGGCATCTGTTAGGGTTTGATAGTCTGACTCTGTTAGCCCTGCCCAGACAAACTGCCAATTTTCGACGCGGCTATTCAGCCCATCCGCAACGCGCTGGCTGTAACCGTCGCCAAATTGCGCTACGCGGGTACGGTGTTGGACGGTTTTTTGGCTGGAGACGTGGATTTGATCGGCCAGAGGTAATGCGGTCATGTGGGCGGTAACTCCGGCAAGGGCATCCAGCGCTTGACGCCGTTAGGTTTCTCGTATTCGTTTTCGAAATAAAAGTCGTTGTAAACGCCGTTTACCATATTGCAATTCAAACTTGCATAAACAAAACAACAATCGCAAACGTTCCACGAAGCGACAACGGCAAAGGGCAGCCCTACATCGGCCAAAAATGAACTGCCATCAATGGGCGGATCGGTGGTTAACCATGTCATGCCAGCAACCCTCCCGCGCGTTTTTCGTTGACGATCACTTCCCGCACTTTGGCGTTAATCATTCCGCCTAGTTTTTGCATATCGCTTGG